GGCAGTATAAGTGTATTAAGAAACGAGCTTCAAAAAATTGTAGAGCCATCGTTTGCTAGGCGGTCGGCAGCATTGACTGGAGTAATGGCGCAACAAGCAACTGACATGCAGGAGTAACGCTGATGGCACGGTACGGCGATCTAGATACACAATACTTTGACGATGCTGGTGATCCACTGATCAACGGTAAAATATTCTTCTTTGAAACAGGCACAACAACGCCCAAGCCTACGTTTGCTGATGTTAACTTTACCATCCCTAATGCTCACCCAGTAATTCTGACGGCGGCTGGACGGCAACCTAACATTTTCTTCCAGGGCGTGGCTAAGGCGGTACTGGCAACCTCTGCTGGTGTGCAGATACTTGTTAGAGACCCTGTTGGCGAGACGGCATCAACCTTTGGTAACCCGTGGATAGCATCGAAGGACTACAACGCCAATGACGTTGTGCAGGGTTCTGACGGCGACTTCTACCGATCACTGGTCAACGGTAACGTAAACAACAACCCTGTGACCACATCAGGATCGTGGACGTTTCTGTACTCGGTTGAGTGGAGCGCAGGCACAACGTATAAAACCGGCTCAGTGGTTACATACGAGACCATTGTTTACCAGTCACTTCAGAATGCAAACCTGAATCAAAACCCGTCATCAGCAACATCGTACTGGGTTCCGATACAGTTAGTGTGGAAAGCCACTTCTGTTTACGCTCTGAATGCAAACGTGGTTGGAACTGACGGCATACTGTACACATCACTTCAGGCCGCTAACACTGGCAACATACCGGCCAGCTCTGCATCCTTCTGGGTGGGAACATCTGCTGCTGCTGCTTCAAGTGCTACTGCTGCTGCTGCCTCGGCTAGTGCTGCATCTACCTCTGCAACCAACGCAGCGGCCTCTGCAAGCACGGCTACGACACAAGCAACCAACGCTGCTACATCAGCCAGCAACGCATCAACAAGTGCCAGCAACGCTTCCACAAGTGCCACTAACGCTGCTGCAAGTGCGTCTAGCGCGTCCACCAGTGCAAGCTCTGCTGCCAGCTCTGCATCAAGTGCAACATCGTCAGCAAGCTCTGCTACGTCCTCTGCAAGTGCTGCTTCTACCAGTGCGACAAATGCGGCTGCTAGTGCGTCTGCTGCTTCAGGGTCGGCATCTACGGCAAGCACTCAGGCAACTAACGCTGCTGCCTCTGCAAGCACTGCAACAACGGCTGCAACGAATGCTGGCACAAGCGAGACTAATGCTGCGGCCTCTGCCTCGACTGCTACGACTCAGGCAACCAACGCATCTAACTCAGCTACATCAGCATCAACGAGCGCAAGCAATGCGTCTACCAGCGCAAGCAACGCTGCAACATCTGCAACCAATGCTGCTAACAGCTTTGATCTGTTTGATGACAGGTTCTTAGGTGCTAAGGCATCTGACCCTGCTGTTGACAATGATGGCAACCCATTAGTCACCGGCACGATCTACTTCAACACCACCACCAATGCTATGCGCGTTTACAACGTGTCAGCGTTCCAGGATGTTGCGCCTGTAGCTACAAGCATCAACGTAGGCACACAAGTTACGGGTGTCCTCAATGTTGTCAACGGCGGCACAGGCTTATCTACACTCGGCACTGCTGGTCAGGCTCTGGTTGTGAACTCAGGTGCTACAGGGCTTGAGTACGCAACCATTGACACAAACGCAACGCTGGGTACGCTGACCAAGACGTTTACAGCAAATGAGGTGTCTACAATCAGCCTGACTAAGACAGTGCTGACACCAGTGGTAAGCGTGACTAAAGAAGTGCCACAGACAGGTGTGACTAATAATGAGTGGGATGTAAACTCGACAACTGAGAACTATGAAAGGTTGAACAGTGCGCCTGCGACTACGTTGAACTTTGTTGGGTTTGATGTTTCTACTTCAGTGTTTGTAGATGCGTTTAGTGTGTCTGCACAAGAAAGCGACCCTTATGGCATAGCCTTCAACACTAACGGCACTAAAATGTTTATTGTTGGCCTTACTGGACAAGATGTTAACGAGTACACGCTATCGGCAGGCTTTGATGTATCAACTGCCTCTTTTGTAGATAGTTTTAGTGTGTCAGCTCAAGAAACATCTCCAACAGGAATAGCCTTTAACACTAACGGAACCAAGATGTTTATTCTTGGTGATATTGGCAAGGATGTTAACGAATATACTTTAAGCACAGGGTTTGACGTATCAACAGCCACATTCGTTGACAGTTTTAGTATATCCGCACAAGAAGGATTTCCAGTAGGACTAGCTTTCAACACTAACGGGACAAAGATGTTTGTTGTTGGGCAAACTGGAGATGACGTTAATGAATACACGCTGTCTACAGGGTTTGATGTTTCTACAGCTTCTTTTGTTGACAGCTTTTCTATATCTGCTCAGGAAACAACACCAGTAGGCATTGCCTTCAGCACTGATGGAACAAAGATGTTTATAGTTGGTACTACCGGAGATGACGTAAACGAATATACATTATCAACAGGTTTTGATGTATCAACAGCGTCTTACTCTCAAAGTTTTAGTGTAGCGGGACAAGATACAGACCCAAGAGGCATAGCCTTTAATACCAACGGCACTAAAATGTTTATCGTTGGAGGCACTGGCGATGATGTTAACGAATACACTTTGCCTTTATCTACTCTAGCACTAGGCACAGGCTCATTCGTCTCAGCAGACGTAGGCAAGACCATTGAAGCCAACAGCGGTGTATTTGTCCTCACAGCTACAAGTGGAGCATTTGTAGAGACCACTGCACCTACATCCTACAATCAAGTCGCATCAGGTAACTGGGACATGTACGGTGTAGTGTATAACGCTGTTGATGGTGATCTGGAGTTGAGTGGTGTTCAGACAGGAGGGTTTGATATAAGCACTTCAGTGTTTGTTCAGAACTTTAGTGTAAGCGCACAAGACACAGCTCCAAAAGGATTAGCTTTTAGCACTGACGGCACTAAAATGTTTATAGTTGGCGGTACTGGCAATGACGTTAACGAGTACACGCTTTCTACTGGATTTGATGTGTCTACAGCATCTTTTGTAGATGCTTTTAGTGTGTCAGCGCAGGATACATTTCCAACAGGAATAGCATTTAATTCTAGCGGTACAAAGATGTTTGTTGTTGGAGGTACTGGACAAGACGTAAATGAGTACACTTTATCAACTGCGTTTGATGTATCGACAGCATCGTTTGTAGACAGCTTTAGTGTTTCTTCTCAAGAAACAAACCCAAGAGGTTTAGCCTTTAACACCAATGGAACAAAGATGTTTATTGTAGGAGGCACTGGGGTTGACATTAACGAATATACGCTTTCAACAGGATTTGATGTAAGCACATCTACATTTGTAGACAGTTTTAGTGTTTCTTCTCAAGAAACAGACCCAAGAGGTTTAGCCTTTAGCACAGATGGCACTAAGATGTTTGTTGTGGGTAACGCTGGAGATGATGTCAACGAATACACGTTATCAACTGCCTTTGACGTATCGACAGCCTCGTTTGTTGACGTTTTTTCTGTATCTGCCCAAGAAACCGCACCAAATGACATAGCTTTTAACACTGACGGCACTAAGATGTTTATTGTTGGTACTGATGGGGATGAAGTTAACCAATACTCAGTCGGCACACTTGTTTCCCCATCAGGCTACCAACCAGTCCACACTAAAGCCTCTATTGACACCACCTACTGGATCGACATTAACGACATGACTGCTAACGAGTCTGCTGGTAGCGGCAAAGTCCTATACGCCCTGTCAAACGACAACCGCATCAGTTACACAGTTGTAAGTGAAACGCTGGGTGCTAGAGACATTGTCAGGAATAACGCAGGCACATGGCAGTACAACTCGAACGGCACATACGCTTCAGAGACCTGGACTAACGCCACAACGAATGCTGAGTTACCGGCATTGGCTCAGGCTATGGAGGGAGCTAGTATTCTTGTGGGCTTTGATGTGTCCACTGCTGTGTTTGTTGATAGCTTCAGCGTAGCAGCTCAAGAAATAGCTCCACAAGGAATAGCGTTTAATGCCGATGGCACTAAGATGTTTGTTCTTGGCAGTGATGGAGATGACGTAAATGAGTACACTTTATCAACGGGGTTTGATGTAAGTACAGCATCCTTTGTTGACAGCTTTAGTGTTTCTTCTCAAGATTCAGTTCCAGTTGGAATAGCCTTTAGCACTGATGGTACTAAAATGTTTATTGTTGGCCTCATTGGGCAAGACGTAAACGAATACACTTTATCAACAGGATTTGATGTTTCAACTGCCTCCTTTGTTGATAGTTTTAGCGTATCAAGCCAAGAAACAACACCAAAAGGAATAGCCTTTAATGCTAATGGAACTAAGATGTTTATTACTGGCGATGATGGAAATGCTGTATACGAATATGCCCTGTCAACAGGTTTTGATGTATCAACAGCGTCTTACTCTCAAAGTTTTAGTGTAGCGGCACAAGATACAGACCCAAAAGGAATAACCTTTAACAATGACGGTACTAAAATGTTTATTGTTGGCTCTGCTGGCAGTGACATTAATGAGTACACATTATCTACAGGGTTTAATGTATCAACAGCTTCTTATTCTAAAACCTTTAACCCGTCTGCTCAGGAGTTATCTCCAACTGCAATAGCCTTCAACACTGATGGAACCAAAATGTTTATTGTCGGCACTAATGGCGATGACGTTAATGAGTACAACACAGTTTTAACAGTCTACCCAAACCAGATGAACAAGACTCAACTAGACGCTGTCACTGACCCAAATCAAATAACACTGGGTAACGACTTTGATCTAGCCATCATCTTTAACCTGACCAGCGGAACAACAGTACCGTCATCTAACGGTGTGACAATTAACTACGATGCTAATGTGCTGAACGAGGGAGCTATTCTAGGCACTGACTACGACTTTGACGCTCCAGCAGGTGATAAGGCAAGGATTACAGCATTGATCGCAGGCAACTATAAAGTGAGGGTGGTGTAATGAAGCACAGCCAAGCAGAGTTAGAGAGCATTGTGCAGTCAGCCAATGCTCGCAAGAGGCGCAACAAGCTACTAACTGCATCAGACTGGACACAGGTAGCGGATGCACCAGTAGACAAAGCAGCATGGGCTACCTACCGTCAAGCACTGCGAGACATCAGCGCACAGGCAGGCTTCCCAGCAACTGTTGTCTGGCCGACCCAGCCAGTGTGAGGTAGATCATGCCCGAATCAAGCCTGATTGACATGTTGATTGCCGGAGCCGGTGCTGTAGTAGCCTGGTTCGTAAAGTCCACTCGCGAGGACAACAAGGAACAGGATCGCAAGATCGAAAGCCTGCAACGTGAACAGGCTGCTCTGTTAAGCCGCGAGGAGTTTCGCCAAGACATGCAAACCTTCAGGCAAGAGATGAATCAGAACTTTGACAAAGTTTTCAGCAAGCTCGACAAGAAGGCAGATAAGTAATGATTGATCCAATCTCTGCCTTAGCCATAGCCACCTCTGCCTACAAGACCATCCGTAAGGGTATCGAGATGGGTAGGGAGTTGGAAGACATGGCCGGCCAGCTGGGAACCTGGTTTTCAGCCGTCAGTGATGTCAAATCCGCTGAAGAAGAAGCCAAAGACCCGCCACTTTTCAAAAAGCTAATTGCCAAAGGCAGTGTTGAGCAAGAGGCTATGCAAGCCTTGATGGCACGAAAGAAGATTGAGCAGCAGGAAAAAGAGCTGCGCGAAATTATCGTGTACAAGTGGGGAACTGACGCTTACGTTGAGATGATGCGTGAACGAGTCAAGATCAAAGACACCCGCGCTAAGGCTATCCAAAACCAGCGCAGGAAGATTAAAAAGTTAATTGCTAACGTTCTAACAATTACTGCGATTGTCGGCCTTCTCGGTGCAATAGTCGCTTTCGGTATCGGCATTTTAATGAATTTGGGGTAACCATTATGTTGAGTTTAGTATCAAGTCTGCTCGGTTTTGCTGCTGGCGGTGTACCAAAAATTCTAGATAACGTGTTTACGATGGTTCAAGACAGAGGCGATAAAAAACACGAATTGGCAATGATGGCCGCTAACCGTGAGCGGGAACTGGCACTTGCTAAGGAGGGCTTTGTTGCCCAAGCTCGCGTAGAAGAGATCAAAAGTGACCAGATCGCTATGCAGACCCAGACCCAAGAAAGGCTTGGGATGTACAAGCACGATATGAAAATCGGAGAAGGCGCGTCAACCTGGGTAATCAACCTTAGAAGTAGCGTCCGACCAGTTGTGACCTATATCTTCGTAGCTTTGCTGGTGGTCGTTGACATAGCAGGCATCTGGTACGCTTACTCAACAGGCGTTGCGTTTGCTGAAGCGATGGAGATGGTGTTCAGTGACGATGAGATGGCTATGCTAGCCGCAATATTGAGCTTCTGGTTCGGCAGCCAAGCGTTTAATTCCAAGCGGTAACTATGACAATATCTGAAGCTGGCATCCAGTTAATCAAAAGCTTTGAGGGCTGTCACAACCAGCCCTACAAGTGTCCTGCTACGCTTTGGACGATAGGCTATGGCAGAGTACTCTATCCAGATCAGGCAAGGCTCAAAACAGACGAGAGAGCCAGCTATCCACTACGCAGCGAACATAATAGGCTTTGGAATGCTGATGAAATTGATGCGTTACTTGAGGCAGATTTACAACGCTTTTCGGATGGGGTACTACGACTATGTCCTGCTGCTGCTGATAATCAGTGCCACCTTGACGCAATGGTCTCGTTTAGTTTCAACGTGGGATTAGGGTCACTTCAGTCCAGCACCCTACGAATGCGGTACTCGCGTGGCGACTATCAGGGCGCAGCAGATGAGTTCCTGAAATGGACTAAAGCTGGCGGCAAGGTACTCAATGGCTTAGTCAGGCGCAGAGAAGCCGAGAGAGCTTTATTCCTGTCCGGCGGCTAGTCTGTCCAGTATCTCCTGAACCTCGTTCTGGGCTTTATCGTGACGCTCCTTCAACGATAGGTGCATGTCGCTACATAGTGCCATGATTAATCCAGAATCGTGTGGAACGTGGCACAGGACGCTTCCAGAGGGGTAGGTAACAAACTTCACTTGATTGGCCTCGGCTTCTTTTTGTGGAACATTATGTTGTCTTCATTATAAAAACCGGCAGGCCACTGGTTTGTCCCATCTACAGCAACCGACTCGCCAGGCTTACGCACATCAATCTTATTACCTGCTGACAGATACATCTTGATGTCGTTCTCCAGAATCTCACGCGCTAATTTATTCTCTTTCTGATATCGCATCATTAGCTTTATGCTCCTCGTAAAGTGCCATAGCTTGGGCATGTGTATCAGGCTTTGGGCAGGTGTCTTTTGGCATCACAATGTAGTGCATCTTTACCTGCTCATAACCCAGCGGACAGAACATGGTTGGTTTTCTACTCGGAAACCGATATGCGGCACAGGTTAGGCATGTGTTCATTTTTATTTACCTTATTTGCCAATGCGTTTGACTCCATTATTAACCCAGTGGTCAGGCCAGTGATCCGCGACTGCTCTATTTTCTCACTAATAGCGTACAACAAAAACTCACTGTCTAACATTAAGCTATCCTCACGCCTACAACAATGATGATGACAGCCAGCACAATGATCGTGCCGCAGATTATCATAGACTCCCGCAGCATTTTCTTAGCCTCTGCTTGGTGCTTCTCTTTCACCCTTGTCACGGTGTCTTTCATCTTGCCACCTCTCGCGGCCTTCCGGCTCCGCACTCATGTGACTTGTACTCTGTAAATTCATCACCAATTCGATATGCGCCATCAGCTTTGCGCTGCAACTTGTCAATGTCGATCAGCCTCTGAATGTCATCAGTGCGCTGGTAGCGCGACCCATAAGTGCCAATCAGGTAGCCAGATGCAATGCCGATTACTAATATTATAAGTTCCATCACTCAGCTCCCTGCACCTGGTGCGGCAATGCTTCAATTAATAGGTTGGGGGTATTGGATAAAAGTTTTTGTTCAATTACCTCAGCAGCCAAAATAATTGATATAGCTTTCAAGTTTTTTCCAGAAATATTAGCCAGCGTGTCAGCCGCATCTCGCCCAATATGCCCAGCCTTAAAACTGTCGTATAAAGCTCTCATGTCGTCACTGATAGATTGTGCTTCTGATTTAAGCGTTATTAATTTTGTCATTTCTTTTGTTTTTCCTAATTTCACGAACAAGTTTAAGATAATTTGTTTTAGCATTGAGCAAAGCTAGCGGAACCTTGTCGCAAGGTATACCGTAGGAGTTCTTTAATAATTGCCGTATATAAACAGGCGAAAGCTCAGAAATTCGCCTAGTATGTTTTTCTCGACTTTTGTTTGGGTTTGTTTTTTGATACACAGAGGCTTTAAGGTTTATGGTTTCTTTGTTTTTTTCTCTATATTTTTTTTCTATTTGTTTTCTTTTCTCAATATTTTTATTTCTTAGGTCTTTGTAATAATTAGGATTCTTTTCTTTTAGTGCTACTCGGTAAGTTTTTTTCTGCTGAGTGTACGCTGCAATCTTGTCTGGATTTGATTCTTTCCACTTATCATTACGAATTTTAATTCTTTCTGCGTTTTTTAATTTGTATTCTTTAGCATAGATGTTTGTACATACTGCACAAGAGTTCTGAAAACCATCTATTGAATCTTTTCTTCGGCGAAACAATGAAACCTTTTTGGTTTCTTTGCATTTTATACAAGTTTTTGTGTTTTCTATCACGACAGCTATGGTATCAATCATTTTTGACTTCCCTGCACCTGATGCGGTGCAGTATCCAGGTTAAATAGTGTGAGTTGTGTTTAGTCATCTGGGTGCAGCACCCGCGCAATTCGAGATGGGTAACCCAAGATTCGGCATTTCTCTTTTACTGTGTGGCAAGCACCTACACCATCAACCCACCACATGCTGTCATCCGGCGCATTAACAAACTCAGGGTTTGTCATTTCCCCTTCGTCTGTGTATTGACACAAAATCCAGTTACTCATTTATAGCACTCCATGTGCCTTGAGCCAGATGGTAGAGCTTGGCTTCAACGCGAGGCGGCAAGTAGTCACGCTTGCCATTGATATACTCGTCTGTCAGTTCAAGCCATCCGTAACCATCTTCGGTTACAAGGTCAAAATGCGCCTTGAACTCTATGCCTAACTTAACAAATGTTTCTGTTGCTATGTATTCGCGCATGGTGCGCCTCCTGCTGTGTGTGTGTTATTTAATTGTGCCTACTTTAACGCACTTATGCAACACCTTTAAACACTCAATTTGCCTTTTTATTGCAGTTTTAACTTCAGATGCAGTTTTGATGCTGATCAGCCTTTCGCCCGATCTCATAGCAACCACCATTCGCTCTGACAGCCCGATCTCAGCAGCCATACGAGCATTGTCGTAGCCAAGCGCAGCCTGCACTTTTACAAACGTATGTGATTCCATTTTAGCTGCCATCCTTAACGAACTGGCCGTTGACCATCCTGCCAGTGCGCTTTGAGATCACGTTGTAGGCTCCGTCTATACAGTCACACATGCGTAGACCTTGCATCTCAGCTTGTATGACAAGGGTCACATAAATGTCGCCAATGGCATCTGCAATCTCAGCCTGGTTGCGATCAGCCAGTGCGTGGGTAAGTTCTTCAACTTCTTCTAGCGTCTTCATGTGCTGGCCTGCTTCAGTGCCTCGACCCTTTGCGCCCAAGATTCCTTTCTCATGCGCCCAGTCCAGTATCTCTTCTTCTAAATATGCACTCATGGTGCGTTTGCTCCTTCTCCGTTAATTTTGTGCCAATCTGAATGGCATTGTGGGCAAAGCCATCGCACATCAAGCGGCTTTGCGTAATCGTCATGGTGTCCGTGTATTCTGCCGCCGATACCGCAAATCTCACATGTGTACAATTTTTTTATTTTTCCACTTCTTACAGCATTATTAACAATTAAAGATGCGGCGTATTTAATTGCATTATTTTCAATCCACTTTTTTCTAGTCTTTTGCAGCGCTTGTTTTGCATCGTCCGTAATAGAATATGCTGCTCTTCCTTCAACTCTTTTTGGGGTGTTAGCCCTAAGCCTGTCATATGCCTTGTAATAGGAAATCTTATCCTGACGGTTTGCCCTTACGTCATGCTTGTTGCACTCCTTGCATTTGTTTACGTGTCCGTCAGCCATCATCTTGTGCTTGTAAAACTCAGATAATGGCTTTAAGTGTTTACATTTAAAACATTCTTTCTGTGTCATAACTTAGCCCCAGTATTGTTTACGTCCCCTGAGATCATAACACAATTAAAAGGGACTTATTTAAAAGGGAGGTCTTGATCATCAAATGGGTCAGGAGTGTTGTGTTTAGGAGCTTGCCTGCCGTGATTACTGTGCATTGCAGCCTGCTTAACCTCTTGAGGAACTTCACGCTTGCTAACTGATAAAGACAGCAGCGGGGCTTTAGGGTTTGCATCTGCTTTGCGCTTCCAGGCTGACACGTTATAAATAACGCCATCAATGTTCAGATCACCTTTAAAGTCTGGGTGCTTTTCAGTCTCCTTCTTTTCGTTCTTCCAGATTGCTCCGCGATTGGTGTTGTCGTAGCTCATGCTATTTTCCTTGTCTCAACTGTTGGTAAAATTGGTTTCTTGCGTTTTGCTGGCTCTTGGTCTGACTTCCAAAAACTATAAAAGTCGGACAGTAGCGCAAGGCATTGCTGCCAATATTCTTCATCAAACGGCACTTCATGCACCTCCAGACCTTCTGGTGTCCAGCAAACAAAGTGAGCCATCTTGCGGCCAGTGATAAACATCTGGCCCTGTATCTGAGGCATGTAGTGATCAGGAACTCTGCCGTACAGGTTCATAGACGCTGGACACTTGGCCTCGATAACGATGTCACTACCGACAAATCCGTCAGGGGTGCATCCCAGCCAGTCATGGCTCGCAGATATAACAAAACCCTGCTTACCACCAGCACTTTGCACGATGTCGCCTGTATGCACCTCATAGGCTGTTATGGCGTGATGCTCGTTATCATTGCCCCAC